ACATTGTAGCGATGTTACGTAACATGTTATGCGGGTGTTTTAGCTTTGGGATTGAGGTTAACGGCATAACGTTCTGGCCCGTTGAGGCCAGGTTGTTATGACGGTATTGTTCTTGAGGTTTTGTAACTCTTGGGTTGTAGGGTTATGCCATAACAACCTCGTCTTGGGACGAGAACGTTATGTCTTGGATGCTTAGGCAGTTTACAAACCTGGATTAGTTAGCATCGTTAGGGAGTGTTGCTTGCGCTCGCTTTGCTCGCTTCAGCAACCGCGTAAGGAATGGCCCCCCTACCCCCCGTTGGGAGTTGGTTTCTCAAGACTTCTGGCCTGAGTCGGGTCGCATGACCTGGGTTGGTGGTATTCCTTCCCGGACTCTCTCGGTGTCCGACACGTTCGGCTTTTCGAGAGAGGTGCGTTACAGGGGGGTGTCCCCTGATTCCCTTAGGTTATGGCGTGTATGTGGGGCTTTAAGCCTACCACTCGGTCGTCTTTAGCGGGTTCTACTTTGTCACCGGCTTCCATTAGCCAGTTAATACAGGCGGGGATACCGCATACCCTGTTTGCTTTTAGGACGTAGGGTTCTTTCGATTGCCGTTTATGCTCGACGGTGATCGGGAAGTTATAGCGATGCGGTAGTGCCAAAAGAAAAAGCCCCCGGCTCCTGCGATACTGCCCCAATGCTCAAACATATAGGTCGCAAGAGCAGGAGGCAGTACGAGAACTGTACACTACGATCTTGTCGGATGTCCATTTATGAGGAGAATTAGAAATGCCTAAAGTGGGAAACAAGAAATATCCGTACACAGACAAGGGCAAGGCGGCTGCAAAGCGCGCTGGGAAAAGAAAGATGAAGCCTCGGAAGAAGTAAATTAGCGTTACATCTTTCTGCTACACTCCTTTTTTGTGCGGATTCCCTCCCCGCACTCCTTCTTGTGGCCTGCCCCGAGTACCTTCTCCCAAATGAGGTACGTGCATCTCCGGGGCAGGTCATTTTTTCCCTTTGCGTTATAGTTAGCAAGTGACTATCGCAACTCAGATACTCGACGATCCGTTCGCGTCTGACGTTCTGAACGCCGTCGGTTGGACGCCAACCGCAGCGCAGAGCGATCTCTTTAACAATATGACCCGATTCACCCTGCTAGCCGGTGGGGAACGCTTTGGAAAAAGCCACGTCGGAGCAATGTACGGCGGCGTCAAGGTCATGGAGTACATACTTCAGACCATCGGAGCAGGCGGTGATCCGGGCGGTGACGAACTCTGGCTCGTAGCTGCCGACTACGCCCGAACAAAAGCCGAGTTTGACTACATGACGCAGTTCTTCTCCGCATTAGGACTACTCAAGTTTGCATCGTCGTCTGTAGACCCCGGCAGAATCGAAGTGACTACCGGCATAAAGGGTGGGCAACCATTCTTTGTACGCACGAAGACCGCCAACGACCACCGAACTCTCGCCATGACAGCCCCGATTGGGATTGTCGTCTGCGAAGCATCCCAGATCGACTACGAATCGTACCTGGCTTGCCAACGGAGAGTCGCTGAGAAGCGCGGGTTCCTCTTCCTTGAAGGTACATTCGAGAGTTCACTCGGCTGGTACGCATCCTTATGGAAGGAATGGCAACCCGAACACATCTGGTCGACGCAAGACTCACGCTCATGGTCGATGGCCTCGCACCTGAATACAGCGATCTACCCCGGCGGCGAGAACGACTCCGAGATACTGCGCCTCAAGTCACTAATGACAGAGGATCACTTCAACGAACGGCATATGGGCGTGCCTGCGCCCCCGCACGGGCTTGTCCACCCCGGTTTCTCGATACCAACGCACGTCCAGCACGTCGAGTGGGTTCCGGGCGAAGACGTATACCTCGCAATCGACCCTGGAATCTCCGCAGCTACACAGAGCGCGTACGCAATCATCGCCTCGCACATTGTCGACGGACAGATTCGTGTCTTCGATGAGATATACAAGCAGGAAATGTACGAGGAAGACATTCTTCGGGACATCCTGATGCGGAAACCGTGGTTCAAAGACATCAAATTTGCCGTTATAGATAGGGCAGGCAACCAGCGTGCAGGCGCACACCCGCCAAGCGTTGAGGTATGGCGCAAGATCGCAGGCATCAGCCCGATGTTCCGCCCAAAGACCATCGAGATCCCAGCAGGCATCCGACGGTTCGATTCGTTCCTTGCGATAGACTCTATTAAAAGAATCCCCGGAATCGTCATTGATTCAGGTGTTCAAGGGTTGATCTCAGAACTGGGCGGAGCAGAGAATCCGTTCACGAAACTCACGCAAGTCTACTCATGGAACCTGTCTCAAGCAGGCGACAGAGTAGGTGACAGGCCCAGAGACCGCTTCAATCACGCAGTAAAGGCTTTGGTGTATCTTATGGTGCATCAGTTCGGATTTGCGACGGCGGGCACCGCACGACGTAAAATCAAGGTGAGCACCCGCAAGCACAGGCGGAGTAGGATCGCAGTTTGACGACCAATACTCGTTCAGAGACGCGACGTAGTACGCGCTCAACCACGGCAGAGGCAACGCGTCTCAACAAGGCTGTAGAACAAGAGTTCTCACAGATACAGCCGTTATACGACTTGATGGACGATGATTTCGACCGCTGGAGTCTGAAACCGTACGCCATCGACGAAGACAATGACGGCGTAATTGCACCCGAAGACGCTTATACAACTAATAACCCGCGCGTACTCGCTGGAAAGATCATCGCTTTCCTTGAGTCAACCAAAGAGTTGATTCGGATTCCGTACACAACGGAGAAGGAAGACCAGGAGAACGCCAACTCCAACGCCGAACGACTCGCCATCGGCTTCCGGGACATCGCAGACAAGCGACTCATTCGTCGTGGACAGGGCAAGGCGAAGAACCAACTCGCATGGGCCAGCACCGTTCGCACAGGTCGCATCTTTCTTAGAGGGCTGCTGCTCAAGAACGAGCGCGGGGACACCGTACCCGACATGCTCCCGTTCGATCCACGGCATACGGTTGTGCGGTTTGGAGCGGAAGAGCCTGAATGGGTAGCTGTACGGAAGATCCAGTCACGTCGAGAGATACGGACTCGATTTACGGGCTTCAAGTTTTCCGACGATAGAGAAGAGTTAGGCGACGACTTTAACGAGCACTCTTCCGCTTTCGACATCTACTTCCGTCGCAGGAACTCTGACTTCGACAAAGACGATAAAGAGAGTATGCCGTTCACTTACTGGAACGGGGTTCTGGTAAACAGCAAGTGGGCGCGTACGCCCGAAGAGTTGTTCACGACGCGCTTCCCGATTGCGGTCGTAGCGACCGACTCGACGATGCCACTATCCCCGACCGAGACGGAAGACCAGCCGTTCTTGCAAGAGGGTTCGTCTATCTTTGCCGAAAACCGCGGTATCTGGGACACGAAGAACCGCCTCGGGTCTTACGCCAACCATCTTGCTCACCTTGCCGCCGACCCTCCGAAAGTGTTTTCGTCTATTGAGGGCGAAACTGAACTAGAGGACGGAACGGGCGAGGCGGGTAGCGTCGTCAATCTTGCTACGGCTAACGACGAGTCCCTGACGAACATGGTGACCGCGGACTTGAACAACGCTTCAAGCCTCATCAACCAGATCGTTCGCACCGACGAACTCGGCGGGAGTCTTCCTCCACAAGCCTTTGGCGTTAACGAAGGCGGGGTCGTCTCAGCAGTAGGACTACGCCAACTCGGACTGAACATCGAGCAGAAGGTCATCCCGAGAATGGAAGCCATTGCGGAAGCGGTGGAATACTGTCTTGAGACGATGATGTTCCAGTACGACTCAGGCGAGTACGAGCCGATTGAAGTGATCGGGCGTGACTTCCGGGGCCAGCGGTTCCAGAGTTTGATAAAGCCTGACGCTATCAAGGATCGGCAGCGACTCCAGGTTGAACTACGACTTGCACTTCCGCAGGACGAGCAGCAGCGTTGGGCGATAGCGCAGATGGCGTCGCAGCAGACTTCGTTCGGTGAGCCGCTTGGCGACATCGACTTCATTCGTGAAGAGATACTGAACATGCCCGATCCGGGTTTCGTTACGAGACAGAACGACCAGACGCTTGCGTGGCAGGCGACTCCGCTGGCGCAGATACTCAAGTTGTTCCGCGCTACGATAGAATCAGGTGACGAGCAACTTCAGGCGATTACATTCGACCAAGTTCAGTTGACTGCACTTCAGCAAACAACGCAGATGAATGTGCAGATTGCACAATTATTGCAGATGGCGCAGGGTATAGGGGTAGCCAACGGAGCAGGGCAACCCGGTCAGCCTCAAGGCGCAGGGCCGCAGCAGGCACTTACCGGAGGACTTGGTAATCCCGGAACTGGAGCACCGGGCGTCGCAGAGGTCACGGGTATTGGGAATCAGGCGTCTCCCGTTGCGGGAGCGAACGCAGGGCAACCCCGTCAGGGGCAGAGCGAACAAGCACAAAGGCTTCAGGCCATCGGGTTAGTCCCGAACTAGAGGTAACTCATGGAATTTTTCGTAATCATCACGGAACCTAACGGTACAACGCGTTTTCTTCGTATAAATGGCACAGCAGCAGATACCCCTAGTTCTGCTGTGAACTATGCCAAAGCAAGTTACGCGTCGCCGGGGGCAACTGTTACATTTGTCGGATCGAATCTAGGCGAGGCTGTGAACCGTGGGTTCCCGCAAGACGGCGGAGAGGTAGCGGAGACTCCTGCGCTTGCTAACGCTAGGGACGTCACGAACACTGGCGAAGCAGCGATTCGCAACCGGCAACTTACTGCTGCATCAGGCGATCCGTCGGGATCAACTGGATTGGCTACTAAAGACCGGCTGGCAGGTATTTTCAGGAACTTCCTTCAAACGCAGGGGATCAACCCGGAGGGACTTGGCTCAATAGGGGCAATTAACCAGTTCGCTCCTGCTACTGCGGCAACACAGATCGGAGCAGCATTAGCGGCTGAAGGGCTTCAAGGGCTACCTACTGCATTACAGGGTGGATTCCAGAACTTCATCGCTGGCGCAGGACTTGGTGGGATTCAAGGACAGGCTGCTAATCTCTTCGATTACGTTCGTGCCGCTAATGCAGCAGGGGCTGGCGAAAATAAGTTCCTTAACCCTGCATTTGCTATGAGTGCTACTGGTGACGTTGGGACCGATATTCCCATGCTTGAGAAACTGGCTCGCGCAGCAGCCTCAGAGAAATACGGTTCTTATGCGGCACAGGGACTGCCGGGAACAGGAACAGTTCGTGAACGGTTCTCGCAGAACCCGTCATTCGCAGGTGGTTTCAACGAGTTCCAAGCGCAACAACTCGGACTTAGCCCTAGCCAGTTTCTTCAGTAGGACTTAGTAATGCCACCCTTCGGTATGGACTTTGATCCTGCAATCTTCTCGGACTTCTTCGAGACGGATGATCTGGGGCGTCGTGCGCTGTTTCAGTCGGTATTCCCACAGACAGGGAACCTTCAACAGCAGGCGCAGCAAAGCAAGTTGTACGTTCCGACGTTCAATCAGTACCTCGGAAATCTTGGCACGAGTCTCAGCCAGGGGCAGACGCCACAGTCTTTCCAAGACTTTGTTACAAACGACTTCAACCCACAACGAGGGCTGGCGCAACAGTCGCAGCAGTCGACCCCTGGACTTACATCCCGCACTCAATTCGGTTACTAACGTATGCCGCATACTCCCAGCCACGATCCGTTCAGCGATGACGCAACAGCCGCACGTCGCCATCTA